TTGAACACTAAGTTATCAATATCAATCGCCGTTGGAGCGTTGCGAAACTCAGTAACCGTCAGATATGGCGTAGAGAATTGATGTGTAATCGGGTTAATCGCATTAGCCATTTATTTCTCCGCACTTTGAGCATTTCTTGAAAAATGAGCCGAACCCGCACTTTTGGCAGGTAAATCCAACTGTGGATGGGCGAGCTATCGAACCCATCGCATTTGCCGTTCCTAAGCCTTCTGCCTTCATTTGAGCCGCGTGTTTGGGGTTATCTACATTTATTAACCCGGACTTGTCTGCTCTATAAACTTTTGTGCCACGCTCGGTTCTTACGGATACTTCACGCAAACCTTGTGGTGGGATCATCTTTGTCATATCGCCTTCTTTCTGTGAAGAGAGGGTGACCGTAGCCACCCTCTCAACATTAGGATTTACTCAGTTATGCAACTGCCTTAATTCCAGAGACAACACCGTTCCATGCAGGTGCATAGCATACAAATGTGCCGCGGAAATAAGTCGAGAAGTCATCAATTTTGTTAAGTTCTTGCGAACTACTAAGTCATTTCTGCTTAGTTCTAACGGTTTACTATCCCGTTAGTTCAGACTATATCATCAACCAATTTGCATTGGTTGTTTCGCGTGTAGTCGTTACGGACTCGCTTCTTTCGAAGATTGCCTCGGTATTACCCATTCTTGCTTTAGTGGACTTCACCGATACAGCGAAATTCTCACATCGCGCTTACGCAGCGAGTGACCCTAGACTTTCATTTAAGGAGAACTGAGTTACAGGCCATTGGATACCCATGTAGTCCTGAACATTGAATACTGACCAAACATCAGAAACCTCTGTGTCTGGGATAGGCAATGTGTAAGACAAAACAGGCGCAACGCCTTGTGGTAGCCAAGGGTGAACAGTAAGATTTCAATTTGTTACTGCATTAGCAGGTTAAGACATTTCTGCTTAACTCTTGCGCTTTATCATTGTCGCAAGTTCAGACTATAACTTCATCCTAATAAATTAGGAGCATCGCGTTTAGTCGTTACGGACTCTCTCATTGCTGAGGTTGCCTCGGTATTGTCCTGTAATTTCCTGAAGGAGTTTCACCGATATAGCGATGTTCTATTTGCAACTTACGCCGCAATAGGGCAATTATTATTTACCATCTTACCTGTGATTTCATTGTAAAGCGCACCAATTGTTGCGCCACCAATGTAGTCTCCAGCCTCAGTCTGTGTGAGATTCAAACGGTAGTTAGCGGTTGAGCCGTTCTTGATTGAATCTGACAACTGCTTGCGGTCTGAACCGTTGAGAAGAATCTCATCTGGATCAGCCTTAACATTGTTGTAGAGGTTGTAGAACACGGTCTGGAACTCATTGCCCGGATTAGAGGTTGAGAAAGTACCGTTGATGTTGTTGTTGTATCCGGTGTTAGGGCCGAGTACGGTAGCCAAGATGCCGTCATAACCTGTTGCGTAAGCAGAGGTGTCAGCAGCGTGAGCAGCAGCAGTATCACCTGATGTTGCAAGAGTTCCCTGCAAGGTGATTGTGCGAGTAGCAGACTTGCCGTTGTAGAACTTAGCTGAGTCAGCAGGTTCGGTTGCGTTTGCACCAGCATAGACCTTGTAACCAAGTGCGCCAGTTACAGCAGCAGAGATTACAACATCAATAACCTGAGTTGAGCCGTCTGGAGTTGCAGAAGCAACAGCAGAGACAACAGACTCACCGAAAGCACCAGCATCAGAAGTTGCCTTGACCCATACCTTTGTGCCTGATGAGATTGGAGTCTCACCTGTTGCAGCAGTACGAGCGGTTGCGGTGATTGTAGGAGCAGCAAGTGCGCCTGAGTAACCTGTTGCAGTTCCGCGTGACATCAAGAGCATACGCTCTTCCATCAGCATTGTTGCGTACAAGGTAGAAGTTGATGACAACTGACGGAGGTCTTGGTATCCGAGACCTGAGAAGTTAGCATCGAATGAAACGCTATCAGATAGCGAGTATGAGTTGTATGGCAGAACGAGATCGTCAGCAGAGTACGAAATCTTTGGGCCACGCTCGTAGTTGATTGAACCAAAAGCGTTGGTTGTAGATTCTGTAATTCCTGGCCAGATTGTTCCTTGTCCGCCTGTGCCAGTACCGGTGTAACCAGTAATGCGCTTGATGCGGTGTGAAGTACCGACACCCTTCTTGCGTGGGAGCTTGTTACGAAGTGGTGTTGGGCGTGGTGTCAAAAGCTTTGCAGGTGCTTCCAAGTCGAAAGCTGCGAAGCTGGTTGAGAGTGGAGTTGTAAGGCTGATGTCCTTTACGATGTCAGCCTGTGCTTGGCGTTGTGCAGCCAAAGCGGAGTTCAATGCGCCAATAGCATCTGGTGACATTGACTTGTTAGCTACAAGAGCCTCAAGTTGTGCAGTTGCATCTGGAGCTGGTGCTTGACCGGGAACTGATGAAGCGTTGGTCAACGCCTTACCAAGAACCTCTGTGTATTCGTCCATGCGAACTGCTGCTGACTTAGCAGAGTCCACATCGGAGAACAGGTCATTTGCGCGTGGCATTTGAGCCATGTTTGGTTTTCCTTTCGGATTATTCGTCCGAAGTGCTACCAGCCTTTGCGAGTAGTTCGTTCGCAAGGTCTCTGTAGCCCTTGGCGAGAACGGAATCTGTTGTGACGGTTGCCTTGTGATTAAACTCGGCAGCTTTAGCAATCAGATCATTTGTTTGGGTTTTACCTGCCGCAATAGCAGCGCGCTTTGGAGCGCCACCCATTGCAAGAGATTTAGCCTGTGCTAGTTCGGTTTCAAGCGATGCTGACTTGCTCTCGGCTGCCTCAATTGCAGACTTAGCAAGCTCAACTTCTGCTTTCACAGATTCCGTAGCCATAGACACGGCCTTTTCAATGATGGCGTTTACAACATCATCACTAAGCAGGGATTTTTCTTCGGCTAGAACCTCTACTGGCTCTGCTTCGGAAACTTCTTCGGTTGCAACTTCGGCAACCTCGTCAGCCTTTTCTTCGGCTGGTGCGTCTGCCTCAGCAGACTTTACTGAACCATCGGTGTTAAGAGTATCAACGGTGCTGACATTAGCAACCTGATGTCCGCCAGCGGCAGGAACGGTTACTGTTGTTAGACCATGAGATTCGGTTGGCTTGTGGCAACCGCACTCTAGGCACTTGTCAATGGTTTCTGACTTTTCAGCGTCCATGTGATGACTCTTGCACATCTTGTCATCGCATCCGCCATCAGACTTGCAGGACTTACAGCCAGCACAATCGCATCCGGCGGTTGTGTCAGGCTCTTTTACCGTGTCAGCCGCAGCAGACAACTCGATTGATTCTGGCATTGTTTCTCCCTCTTGTTGTTCCCCTGCGTACCAAGCCATGAGGTGATTAGCAACCTCAACAAGCTGGCCGAGGGAATAGGTTTCGTCCTCGCCGTCACCCATTTCGCCAGCTTCAACTTGAATCAGTTGAGCGATAGCGCGGCGGGCAACTTCGAAGGCATCTTGGTCAAACTTCACACTATCGGCGGTAATGCCTTTAAGTGCTTTTCCTACATTCCATTCGTCAGGAAGAACATCAAGAGCGTTTAATGCGCGAGCGCGGCGGATGATGTGCTTCTTAACGGCTGATGGATTCTTAGCGCGACCAAACGCCTGAATAGCGTTCTTGAGGTTGCTGACATTGGCAATAGGATACGAACCGTCTGGCATCGCAGCTCCGCGATCCGCTAGGCGCTGACGCTCTTCGGCAGAAACTTCGCGCTTAACAATCTCGCTAGGAAGTGGTGCTTTGTATTCGTGCAGTTCTTCAACCTGTACCAATGATGATTCGCCTTCAACGCTCTTAGCCATGATGAGCTTGGCGTTAGGGTTGGCTGGTCGGTCAACGAGTGACACTTCAATAATCTGACCGTCAATGATGCGACCGTTAGCCGCCTTCTGGTCACGAACAACGCGTGGGGCTTTGATTCCTATTGAGAATCCCTTAAGAACGCCCGCCTCGACCTTTTTAACAGAAACAGGATCAACGACATGAGCAGTAATGTAGTGACCGTCAGTTTTCGCTTCATATTCTTTAGCCACTCCTGCCGCGATGTTTGAATGTTGTTCACGGATATTTCCACCAGACTTGAACCAAGCTGGCATTGCGCTATCTAGCCAAGTGGCATCGCAAATCTGATTGTCCATGTCAATAGAGTCATCAGTTGCCTTGCCGTAAACCATAAGCGAGCCATCTTCTTGCTTGTCAGCCTTAACAATGGCGGCATACGAGGTTGCGAAGTCTTTATTCATTAGTTACCTGCTGTCCAGAGATAAGAGACGGATGTTGAAGCGCCAGAAGCAATCACAGAGATTGTTGTTCCGGCGGTAAATTCAATTGCCTGAGTTGTAGCAGCAGGGATAGGCAAGCCCTGTGTAGCACCGCTTGAAGTAACAGTTCCGTCACCGATATAAACGGTCTTTGAGGAATCGTTGTTGCGGATGTATAGAAGTGCGCGGCGAATACCTGTTGGCACGACAAACAAGCTAGTCGCGGTTGTGCCTACGGTTACTGTGCCGTGTTGAAGTGGTGCTGCCATTTTTTCTCCTTATAGGGTGCTGGTATCAACCATGTACGGCGCAAGCGCGCACATACAGTTGGGGTGTGCTGGTGGTTCTGTATCTCCCGAAGGAAAGACTTCATCTATGCCGATTGGTGAGGCATCTGCGTTCTCTTGGCAATCTTCGCATCCGATAGCTACTAGCCATTCGACTTGCTCAACGCCTGAAGTTTCGTACAAATCTCGGGAAGCTACGGATACTGCGCGAGACATTTCGGTTTGCGCGATAACAAGAGCTTGTTGTGGATCATTGATTACTTGGTCAACCAAGATAGAAACTGCTCGAGGTGTAATACCTTCAGCGAGCGCCTGACCCAAGACTGTACCAATGCGGTCAATCTTGGTGTTAGAGATTCCATCAATAACAATGTTACGGCGGTCTAAGAGATTCTGCAATCCGCCTTTAGGCTTTACAAGCGCAGCAGCAGCTTGATTGCCGGGTGTCCATGTTTCCCAATTAACATCGGTTATAACTGGGTCTTTGCCAGCTTCTACTTCGATATTTTTTTTAATTGGCTTTTGAAGCATATATTGTCCAGCGACAGTTCCCAAAATCCAACCGTCTGCATATAACGGTTTGAGAGAATCAAGAAGTGCTTTCTTGTCTGGCGTAATACTTGCCTTTGCCCAGTCGCGCGCTTGCTGAGTTGTTGTTGATTCAGACCCGATATGGGAGTGAAACCAACGCTCTACGATGTCATCTGCGTTAAACGCTTTCTGGAATCCCTTACGGATTCGGTCGGCGTGTCTAGCAGCGATGCGAACCGTTGCGCCATGCGCGGGCCATTGCATTACAACCCCAAATAGCGTTCGGCGTACCAGCGAGCGCCGTCAAGGTCTTTTTCCTCAACGAACTTATTTAGAACCTCTGCGTAGGCATGATCCAAGTGTTCAAAGTTAAAAGCGCGGGTTGGTGTGCCTCGGCGAACCCAACGGATGAACTTCTTGACTTCTTCCTGAGCTGGCTCTGCTGGCTTTTCAGCAGGTGCTTCTGTGGCAGAAGGTTCGTTGTCCTGAATACCGCTTTCGTCTAGTGAAGTACCCGCAGCAACTAAGCCATCTGGGGTAAAGAGGAATACGGATTGTCCAGCAACGAAGATAGGCATATCGGCTTCTGGAGTATCCAAGAGAGGCATACCAGCTTCGGCGCGGTGTTCGTTAACTGTCATTCCGCCGTTGCGAACAACGATGTCGTCACGCTTGGCAACGCCTTCGGTGTCTTGGCGCTCTGCCTTCATAAACTTGAACTCAAGCTCGCGTGGCATATTGAGGAATGAGTAGGAAATGTTAGTGAGAATCTTGCCGAGCCATTGTGAAATCGGATCAACGCCAATAGCCTGACCTGACTCAGCTTCG